AATATTTCTATATGAAGTGGATCCAATACCAACGTAGGAAGATGATGCATATTCAACAACATCATTTTTGTAATACTCAGTTGCAGTTGAATATGTACCAGCGTATCTTAATCCACTATTAAATAGAACCCAAGCAGTTTGTGCAATTCCAACAACTGTAGATCCAATACCAGTCGTTAGACCTTTAGTTGGATGTACATTAAATGTAGATGTTGCTGATAATCTATAAGTATCTCCACCAACAGTTACTAATTCTCCTTGATAATATGTTCTTGCAGCCTCATAAGTTGTCAAACCAACTGCATTAATACCTTCAGATAATAGTTCCCACTCAGTTAATAGTTTTAGAGATGGTTGTTGTCCTTGAGTGGTAGTTGTAATTGCAACATATGAATTTCCAGAAAATATAACAACATCACCAGTTTCATATGAAGTTCCAGCATCCCAACTACCTTCTCCAGTAAATCCTGAGACATAAGATACAACGTTTGGATTTGCTGGACCAGTAGTTCCAATTCCAGCAAACACCAACCCCGCAGTTGTTCCAATACCAGCAGTTACACGGTATTGTGTGTTACCAAAAAGAACAACGTCGTTCTTTTTATAGAACGTTCCGCCACTATATAAACCTACATTTCTGATTCCCTCAACATGTAAGGACCAGTATGATTCGTCAGTAGCATACCAATTAACTTCACTTGCCGTTGAAGTATGATTGGTAGTACAGACGTAGGTATTAGCACCAAATTTTACGATATCATCAATGACGTAAGCGGTGCTAGGAGCCCAATTGCTTCTCCAATTGAATTTTAGTCTTCCTAATCTAAAATCAGCCATCGTTTTTAAATTCCTTTTTTACTTAGGTCCTTGAGTTGCATGATCATAACTGCCATTAATTCTGGCAACTAAATATCCATCATCATCAATAAAATAGTTTAGATTTCTAAAATCAAACCTATACTGTTGGTATTTATCATGCGGATGATTCTTATAAGATTTCTCTTCTGTAGTTTCATCAACATAATCAACACCATCTAGGAACCCTGGATATTGAGTTCCATCTGTTCTATGAAAATCTCCAATTTCTGTGCTTCCCGCACCAACCTTAGTATAACGTAACATACCGTCCTCATCTCTACGAAGAGCATGGACAATAAAATCATTTGATTGTGCCACCGATTTGGTGGAATTATCCATTCTGCTTAGATTCATGTGAACAGTCTCCAGTAAGTTCCTTCCCAAATTAACTCAACATACGCACCAGCCAAATCACAGTTTAAAAATGTATCAATGAACCCAGTGCCGTCCTTAATTAAGTCACTGCCTTGAGCATTTACTGTAAGATTATTTAGATTCCAAGTGTATTTGGAGTCTGCTATATGAATAGTATCTCCAACAAATCGGAGAGTGGGTAAGTATACCGAAAAAGGACCGCTTGATGTATCAGAAAAATATTTAATATTTGTTCTTAATGTATCTCCATTATTACTAGAATTAAGAGTTGTTAATCTAGATTTTTGGATTTCAGTGCCAGATAACGTAAGTCCATCATGAACTCTAATTGTACCTTTATCAGTATCGAATGTGACTTCAGCTAATGCACCAGTAAATGACGAATGTTCAAGCTCTGTCCCTTTACGTAATTGTACCCGTTTGGTATTAGACATTAAAGAGATGTTAATAATGCACTTATCTTTATTTATCAGTTTAAATAACTACGATTCTAGTAGGTTGTGGTCTTTCAAATTCAACGTATCTTGACTTAGTATTTGCTGGCAGAATATCAATGAGACCTTCAGCAATATGAGGTGCAGGAGTAAAGGATTCTGCCTTAGTTCCACTAAACTTAACAACTGGTCCTTGTGGGAATGTTCTGAGGCGGAAGACAGTAATACCTCTGGAAATATCTCCTGGAATTCCTGGGTTGCTGAGACCAACTCTGATTTGTCCAACACCAACATTGGAACCAATAAATCTGACAATTGGGGTTCCAGTAACCGTGAAGAGAGTATACTTGACTTCTGTATTTGATTTGCTTTCGGATGCACCAACAAATCCAAAGATACTGCCAGATCCAGTTTGTGGAACAGTGATAGAATCTTTGCCTGTTCCGCGAACAGTAAATAGGTTCTGAAGATTTGGTGGAATAACAACTCTGGATTCTGTTGTGCTTGAGAATCCAAAGAGTCCACCAGAACCAAGATGTGCGAATGTAGATCTCTCGACCAGAGACCCATTGATATCCAGACCAGGAGTTCCAGATCCAACTTCCGAATTTGTTTCTCTTTCTTGTAATTTACCAGTAATTTTGAAGAGAAGTGTTTCGTCTGGTGGATTAACAACTCTAGATTCTGTTGTGCTAGAGAATCCAAAGAGAGATCCTGTTCCAACATGAGGAGCAGGGGATACTCTTTCAGAAAGTTTTCCAGAGAATTTAAATAGAGTTGTGAATGTCTCAGATACAACTTTTGTCTCGGTAAAGGAGACATATGTAAATAGTGATCCTCTTCCAACTTCACTATTAACATCCTTCTCTTTAGCATTACCAGTGAATGTGAATAGAGTTGTTTTATCTGGTGGATTAACAACTCTAGATTCTGTTGCACTAGAGAATCCAAAGAGAGATCCACTACCAGTATAATTACCTTTGGTAAGAGACTCTGTTGCATTACCATGAATTTCAACTGGTTGTAATCCAACAGGATTTCCACTAAGACTAAATCTAACAAGATTCCCATTATCACCATAGAATCTTGCCTGTACAAACTTCTCTTCAGAGAATGTAAGCAATGGAGTGTCAACTCCACCAACGACATTAAATAGAGTGAAGTTGTCTGGTGGATTTGAACCAACTGCCTCTGCTGCACCAACATAACCAAATAGTGATCCAGACCCAGCAGGAATCCATGGAGTAAATGATTCTGGTGAAATTCTGACACCAGAAGACCGAATGAATATTTCTCCAGATCCCAAATGTTTTGGAAGAACATATACTGAAGCATTGCCAAGAATTCTAAGTTGAGATTCATTGGTTGTTTGCCAAGCAAATCTTGCTTTAATATTAGTAGCAGAACCAGAGAAATTAAATAGAACCTTTTTACTGGATTCAGATACTGCCTTTGTTTCGGTAAAGGAGACGTAACTGAAGAGTGAACCAGATCCAATTTCAGTAGTTGGAGTTGTGGATTCAAATCCTCTACCAGAAATATTAATCGTACCTTCAGCAATAAAGATACGGGTACGTGATGGGTCAGTCTCGGAGAACTTAAAGAGAGAACCAGAACCATTCCAAGCAGCAGTAAACTTAAGATCAGATACTTGTTCGTTAATTCCACTAAGAACAAGTCCACCACTAATATTAAATAGAGGATCTACTTTACCTGGAGTAAATGCAGTTGTCTCGGTAAAGGAGACATAACTGAAGAGTGAACCAGTTCCAATCTCAGTTGCAGGAGTTGTAGACTCTGCTGCATTTCCAGCAAACCTGAATATACCAACTGATTCTGATTCAACACCAATAGATTCTGCTGCTCCAGTGAATCCAAATATACGTCCACTACCAACATACACATTGGTACGAGATTCATCAACACCATTATGGAACTTAAATTTACCTTGAGGTTCAAGGCAATCATCTGGGTAGAGATTACCATAATCTTCATGGTTGTATTGATAGTATTCACCAATTGCACCATAATCTATTAAATCATAAGATATATCAGAAATGAATCCATAATCATCACCATCACATGCACCAAATCCAGAGTCTTCATTATAAGAGAAAGTAATTGATTCTCCAGCACCATCAAATCCAAATAGTGTGCCACTTCCAACTTCAACAAATGTAGATTTCTCTTCTAACTTACCTGTAATATTAAAGAGTTCGCCAAATCCATCTCTAACAAGTCTTGTCTCAGTTGTGCTTGAATAACCAAAGAGAGTTCCAGATGCATCATAGTTACCCTTACCAAATTTCTCAACAAGTTCACCTGCAAAGGAGAAGATACGTTGTTGAGAATAATCAATTGGTGGTTGAACAAGAGTTGTCTCTGTTGAAGCATCAAATCCAAATAGAGATCCTGTTCCAACTTCAGAATTGGTTCTACTATCAGTTGTCGAGGATGTGATATTAATAAGATCACCTTTGGAGGTGAACTTAGGAAGAACATAAATCTTGGCACTACCACGAAGCAGAAGATGAGTTTCTTCAAGATTACCAATAAAGGTTCTGGATCTTGGGGTGCTAGTAAAGCTATAGAATCTTGCAAGACCAAATGGTGTTCTAGTCTCTCTAGGATCAAGAATACCAAAATCTTCAACTTCCCATGGGAATTCTAAATCTTGATTACCAATGAATCCATAATCTTCAGATAGGGTTACAGTATCTGTAATGTAACCATAGTCAATTCCTTCAACATTAACAATTGAAGATTCATTATAAGCATATGCCCTTCTATTAATTTCAACGTTGCGGAAGGTGAATACTCTATCAACTTGATTAAAGATGACGGTGTAAACTGCACCACCTCTAACCAAAATATCATTTTCACTAACTCCAACTTCACTACGACCAGCTTTAAATGTTGTGGTACTATTAATACTAAAGAGTTTGGCAGTTGCAGATTCACTAACAATTGAAGTTTCTGTAGCACTACTTAATCCAAATAGAGATCCTCCACGGAATCTTGGTGGATAGAAGTCCCATCCACCATCCGCCTTATAGTGCATCCTGATTTGGACACGAGGCGTACCTTCAAGACTAATTTTACCAACACCATTAATTTTTGGTGTTGAATAATCTTTTGCAGTTCCGAGCAGTCTTGGTTGTTTGTTACCAACCGATCCTTCATAATTTGCGAATATAAATTTCTCTTCTGCACTACCAGCAAATCTAGATCTACCATAGACTTTGGTGGTAGTATTCTCTGTAATAAGGCCCCAATCCTCAATATTGGAGTAATCCCATACAGGAATATCCTGAAGATCTGTAATTAAACCATAATCTTCACTTCTAAGAACTGGCTCTGTAAGGAATCCCCAATCATCAGAACCAAAGTCTATATCATCACTTTGATCGTATTGGTAAGTTCTCTTCTCCTCTGCCTCACCAATAAAGTTAAATACTCTATCTTGTGGATTAAATATAACTTGCTCTACACCTTCTCCAGATATTTTTAAATGGAGGGTAGATGCTGGTGGTGTTGCGGATACAACATCTATTCCCTCCGATTCAACTGTAGATAGATTTCCTCTACCCAACCAGGAAGAGGAAATCTTATTATATGCTTCCCCCTGGAAGTCAAAGACCCTATTAATTGGACTGAAGAATACTGTTGTTATTGCTCTTCCATACAATGCAAATTCAACACCGCCAACACTTATCCTTGTGGTGCTATCATTTGCTGCTAAGTGAATACCAAATTTACCCATTGGTACTCTTGCAGTATCCAATGTAATAGTTCCAAAGTCTTGAATTTGATAGTATTGTTCAATAGTAGCAGTAATTTCTCCGTAATCTTCTGCTTCTATTACAGCATCAACAATACTACCATAATCAAGTTCTTCATAATTAACAATAGAAAATTGGCTATACGAGTACACCGCCCTCTGGGAACTCAGTTTATTCCCTAAAGAGCGCAGGCTTCCTATTCCCTCGTATTGGAATAATGCCATACTCTTACTTTTATTTTATTTATTGTGAAGACTGTATAACAATTCTTATCTCTTAAAAAAATAGGAGGGATCGCCAAAAGCAACCCCCCCATAATAAAGTATAGACCTTGAATAAATCAGTCGAGGCTGACGTTCAGAGTAACTTTGATTTGGTCACCATTGTTCTGAATGTTGTAAGGACCATTTGTAAATCTCTCAGCAAAGAAGATGCTGCTGTAGAGAGTTGCACTTCCAATACCAGTCAGAGCAGGTACAGTGCTGAATGTGCTTGTGCTTGGTACTTGGTGAATGGTATAGGTTCCAGAAGTTGTGGTGGTGTTAGCAGCACCAGCAGCAATGTAAACAATATCACCTTCTACCAATCCATGGGTAGTTCCAGCAGTGCTAACTTGAGCATAGTTGAAGTATACTGTGTTACCAGTTGCAGACTGAATGTTGTTTAACAGAGTGCTGCTTAGATATACAATTCCAGTTCTCTCATCAATACCAGTAATAGTTGTACCTGCAGGGATAGCAGCAGTCTCACCAGCAAGGTTGCCGTGAGTAACACCCATACCTACACAGATATTTTCTGTGATTTCTTGGAAGAATGTAGCAACACCAGATACTGCACCAGTATTCTTTCTATCAAGAACGATTGTGGTGGTATTCATAATACCAACAACTCTTGCTCCATCAGCAATGTTAGTACCAATTACTCTTTGTCTGGTATTAATGCCGACATTGCTAGATACAGTTAGAGTAAATTCCGAACCAACACCAGATACAGTTGGAGTGTAGCTAAATGGGAACAAAGTTACATAAGTCTGTCCAATAGTACCACTAGTCTGAGACTTAGCAATAGTAGTTGCAGTACTAACATTAACTGCATGAAGAACACCATTCAGGGAGATTGGAAGATTGTTCGATCTTACCAAGTAGTATCCGTAAATATTGTTAGCAGCAGAAGTGAATGTAAATGTCTGCTCAGGATATGATGCAGTGGTTGTACCAACACCAAATGTTAATGATTGGTTAGAGAAGGTAGAGGCGTTCTTAACAGTAAGAACAAGAGTGTTGCCATCAATAGCAGCAACAACTGCATTGGTTCCAACTCCACCACCACTTACATAATGACCAACCGCAATATTGGAAACAGATGCTACGGTAATTGTATATTCGTTAATATTACCACTTCCAGTTGTAGTGGCAATTGCAGATAGAATGGTTCTTACATTCCACTGACTTCCATTTAAAAGAATTCCATACTGTCTGGTATAATCTTCGTCATTTCTTGCGTTGATAACTGGAGGATATCCAGTTGAAGGTGCAGTACCATATCCTACCAGTCCAGTAGAATCATATGGTTCAAAATACTTGGTTTGTGATGGAACGTCAGTCTCAACTGGAACTGTATTTGAAGTGTACAGTTTAAGAATTAAGTTCCTTGGAATATTGCGATTTGAATTAACAAGGTATCTTAGCGACTGAAGTTCACCTGCGTCGGATACTAATAAAGCCATGTGAGCGGACTCCGTTTAATTGACATTTGCTTCCTATCAGTTATTTATACAAAAGTATACTTTTTATTTTAGATGTTTAACCTTAAAAATAAAGAGCATTTTGTAATTCCTGTACATGAAATAACTCTAAAATCAAGTATATCTCCAGCAACAACATCAGTTGCCCATGTTGAAAGAGATTCATCTCTATTTTTTGATTGATTAATCAACCTAGGATATTCACTTCCAACAATTGAGGTTAAATTGTCTGGATATGTATTGTATTGGTCTTTTCTAATGTCTATAACAATAGACCCTGTTTCTTCAGATACTATTGTCCACGACTCAATTCTTCCAGATACATCCAATCCAAGAGATCCTTTTACTCCTGGAGTAATATCAAATGATCCATTATCCAAAACAAAATTAATTGTCCTAGTAAGATCAGCAACTGTTCTAAGAGCAACTCCCCAAAATTCATTAGACCCACCAACATTTGCTGCTGGAGGATTGGTAAAAATTATGGTGCTTCCAGAAACATTATAGTCTATTCCTGGACTTAGAATAGTATCATTTAAAGATATAATTAATTGTTGAGCATTAATTGGGGTATATGATTCACCATTTACAGTTAAATTAAATGTATTTCTTGACCCATTAAATTCTGATGATATATCATCTAGAATAAGATTTGTATACTGAACACTTTTTGAAGGTATCTCAAAATTAACCCCAATCCTGTAATCGGGACTTCCAATACTCGCATCTTGTCCATTATCTAGAGTAATTATATAATCTTCTCTAGCAATACTTATTCCTTGGTCTTCATCTAAAGTAATTGTATAATCAGACATTAGAAACTAACTCCTGGATGAACTAATACCATACCAGCAATTACTTTTGTTTTTGTTCCATTAGAAGATTCAATAAACACATCATATACGTACCTACCTTCTGGAATAGTTGCAGTTATTGCATCTGACATACCAATGGAAATCTTACCCTGTACTCTATCAACAAAGGTAATACTAAAAGAGTAACTTCTAGTAGAGGTATGATGTTTTCTCATTTCACTAGAAGCAGTATAACCCAACAAGTTAAGTGGGGTTAAATCTTTATTCCTTACTGTAAAATTTACATTAAAATCTGCCCCTTGTTCTAGAGTAAGGTTCAAAGGTACTGCTGCCATTTATATTACCTTTAGGGTCTCAATATATTTATCTAGCATACTCATCAAGTTTATCTAATACCTTATTTAAATAATGATGAGCTAACCACTTTGGGTCGTATCCAGATTTATTCATCCATTCCTTATCTAACTCTAATTTTAATTTAAGAATCTCACATTTTATAATGTCTTTAGTTACGTTTCCTCTAGGCATAAGCGTTATTAACTCCCCAATATGCAAATAGTAAAATTAAAGAAAAAATAATAAAAAAAGAAATCCAAGTTGACTGTGTTGGCATAATCAATTCATTGCTGCTCTCTATTTTATACATTAATGTTCTTTACAACATGATTTGTGTTTTGATTTCAAAATTAATGTTATAATTATAGAATATATTTAATTATATCCGATGACGCTATTTGTTAAAGACAACATTAAAGCATTTCATGTCCATATTCCAAGGACTGGTGGGAGATTTATAACTCAAACACTCGTTCACAATAACTATGAAGTCTTGCATTGTAGCGACGATTTACATTTATATGGAATAGAGTGTTTTCATTTACATTATCCATTATATGAATACCTAGAGGATGTTGCAGAATCCATTCAGTTTGCAGTAATAAGAAATCCAATAGATAGGTTTAAATCAGAATTTTCTAATGTTGCTATTAAAAGAGGATATGGTAAAGAAGATTTAGATCAATTAGAAGATTATGATGGGTTTTGTTATTGGATTGAATATGAGCGTATGACTAGTCATTATGCTAAAAATTGGTTTAGACCACAACATGAATTCATTGGTCCAAACACTTTAATATGGAGATTTGAAAATGGTCTAACAAAAAATTTTAGATCTTGGTATTATGAATTAACTAGAGATGTTCTAGAAGATAAAGAATATTCTTATTGGGGAGACGAAGATACAGAATTAAATCCGAAAAGAAAAGAATATTCAATGACAAAAAATATTGTGAAGAATATAGAAGAATATTACAAAAAAGATTTTGAAGTATTTAGTTATTAGTTTTTTTCTTGGGTTCTTTTTTTGATGGTCGATACAATTGGGGCCAAGTGTCTCTAACAATTTCTGCTAGTTTATAAGGGGTTTCTGAACTAATCATTTTATCTAACGTGGTGTCCTCCAAACATGTAACGCATTCCATTTAGGATTTTTGCTCCGAACGATCCGAGATTGCGTGAGTTAAATCTTTCAAATAGGGCAGTAGTAATGACAGGAGCGGGAATCCCCAGATCCACAGCGGCAGAAACAGTCCAACGACCCTCACCGCTGTCGGATACGCCTCCAGAGAACTGTTTAAGGACACCATCCCTGCGTAACACATCAGCAGTAAGGTCAAGTAACCAAGACCCAACCACGCTACCACGACGCCATAACTCAGCAACCTCAGCAACGTCAATATCATAGCAGTAACTTTCTGGATCCGCCATAGGGGCAACCTCTGCATCTCCTTCTCTGACATACTGGGCACCTGCATTAGCGTTCTTGATGATGTTAAATCCTTCTGCGTATGCTTGCATAATACCATACTCAATACCATTATGCACCATCTTTACAAAGTGTCCTGCACCAGGACCACCACAATGCAACCAACCGTGCTCTGCAGAGGTTATGTCTGAGTCAAATTGAGTCCTGGGGGCAGCGTCAATTCCTGGGGAGAGGGCATCAAAAATGCGCGAACAAGTGGCGACTGCAATATTTCCACCCCCAACCATAAGACAGTATCCACGATCCAAACCATAAACACCACCGCTAGTGCCACAATCAATATATTGGATACCCAGTTTTGCCAGACGTTCTGCTCTCTTCCGACTGTCTTTAAAATTGCTATTGCCATGATCAATAATAATATCTCCTTCACCACAATATCGTAGTAACTCATTGATTGTCTCCTCTACGGTTTCTGCGGGCACAACCATCTGAAAAATACCAGGTTGTGTTCCACCAGTTTTTGTTTGTTTAACTACTTGAACAAGATTTTGAATAGTAGTTGTAACTCCATTAACAAATCCCTTTTCATAAGCTTCCTGAGCCTTTTCATAATTCCTCCTATAACCCCAAACTTCTATTCCTGCTTTCATCATACGACGGGACATTCCTTCTCCCATTCTACCCAATCCAATTAATCCAACTTTCATTTTTTACTCCTATTTTAATTTGAGTGGATAGTCCCACTTAGTAATCAGTTCTGTTTTTTGCCAAGGTCCCCAAACACCTTCATTATAAAGATATGGCATTGTCATAATCCTACATTGATCTCCAGTGCATAAAAGATCATCAACAATTCTCCAAGATTCTAATACCTCATCAGCATGAACAAAGTGCGATTGATCTTCGTTGATTGCATCATAAAAGAGTTTCACATAACCATCAATTGCTTTCTCTACAGGATAATGATACTGAAGAATTGCGGGTTCTACCATATCATTTAGTCCAGGAGATTTAATATCAATACGCATATCCAGATGAGGATCTGGTTGCAGTCTCATTACAATTCTGTCATTACATTCATGTCCCTCAAACAATTGTTGTGGAGGTGACTTGAACTTAATCACAACTTCAACGCAATTTACAGGCATCTTCTTACCTGTCATAAAGTAAAAAGGAACACCCTTCCATCTCCAGTTATCAATATACAAATCACCCGCAACAAAAGTTGGAGTCTGTGAATCTGGATTTACTCCATCTTCACCTTTGTACCCATCATATTGACCAAGAACTACATTATCACCCAGTCTGGTTGCAGCAAGAACTTTGACTTTCTCTCTGCGAATCTCTTTAGCATCATTCCTACAAGGGGGTTCCATTGCAATTAGTGCAAGCACCTGAAGCATATGGTTTTGAAGCATATCTCTGACGGCACCAGCAGTATCATAATACTGGGCACGACCTTCGCAACCTATTGTTTCAGTTGCAAAGATTTGAACTTCTTCTACAAAGTTCCTGTTCCAAAGTGGCTCCAACAATATATTGCTAAAGCGGGTGGCAAGGATATTATTAACAGTATCTTTACCGAGATAATGGTCAATGCGATATACTTGTTTCTCGCGTAGATATCCAGCCACCACAGATTGTAGATAATTAGCAGATTGAAGATCGGTGCCAAAAGGTTTTTCAATAATGACTCTTGATTTTTCTGCGTCATCTAACTTACCTGCTTCTTTTAGGTTTGTAATAGCATCAGCATATCTTTCTGGTGGAACAGAAAGAAAATAAGTTGTGTCTTCATAAGATTCCAATAATTTAAGGGATTCAGAATCACTCAAATCACAAGGAACATATTCAAGTCTCTTAATAAACTCTTGAGAATAATTTCCCAATACTTCTATCCAACTCTCTTTAGAGTGATTGGTTCTGGAAGCACCAATAATCTTCAATCCCTTTGGTAAAAGATTTTTCTTATGAAGAGAATAAAGTGCTGGTATAAGTTTCCTTTTACAAAGGTCTCCAGTTGCTCCAAATATAACTATTGATTTCATACCATCTCCATTGCTCTTGAGAGTTCAATATAATGATTAATTTCATCGACTGCAATTTCAGCAATCTTTGTATCTTCCTGATGATCCCAGAGATAGTTTAGATATGTCTCTGTGGCGTGAAACTCAATGCCTGCATTCAAGTGATAAGCAGAGACAGGAGCAATAAAATAATAACCCACCAGAATCCAATAATAGATGAGAACCAGGTGATAAGCAATAAAACGATCATACCAACGGTCGGCACCACCACGCCTTTCCATTTCGATGAGGTGTTCGGTTTCATTGAGTGTCTGAGCAAAGTGTTCTTTCATCAAATAGTAGTGTGATAAATCTCTGAGTCCTAATGATTCTTTAAGATGCAGCACACTCACGAAAGCAAAGTATGGTGCTCTGGCAATTGTTTCCAAAACCCAGAACCTTTGTATGGGTAGGTCACGATACAAAAAATCAATGATTGATATTGTGACTAATAGAATTGTATCGTTAAACTTTTTCATCGTTCACACTTTTGAGAACTTCTTCCCAATCTTTTTGGAACAAATCAAGACCTTTTTCAGTCATAATGTTCTTATACATTGCCCAAAATACTACTGGAGGGATTGTAACCACATCTGCACCATTAAGAGCAGATTGTTCTACCTGTCTTACATCACGAAGAGATGCTGCAAGAATTTGTGTAGATGTTCCTGAGTAATCAAATGCCTTACGGATATTTTTGATAAGTTCAATCCCATCAATTGAGTTATCCATCCAACGTCCAACAAATGGTGAGATGAATGTTGCTCCTGCTTTAGATGCAAGGATTGCTTGAGCGACGGAGAATACCAGGGTTACATTAACTTGAATTCCTTTATCAGTCAGAAACTTACAAGTCTTAAGTCCTTCTACGGTACAAGGAACTTTAATTGTAACTGCTGGTGCAATTGTATAAAATTTTTGTGCTTGTGAAAGCATTTCTTCTGAAGTATCTGCAACAACCTCTGCAGAAATACTTTCTAAGTTTTTAAACTCTGTTGCAATCTCTTGAATAACATTCAAAAGTTGTCTTCCACTTTTTAAAATAAGTGACGGATTTGTAGTGACTCCATCCAATAATCCAGTCTCATATGCTGGACTAATCATTGAAACATCTGCAGTATCTAGAAAGATCTTCATAAAAAAGTAAGAACTCATAAGTAATTATACGGAGTTCTTTCTAAGGTGTTAGTTTTTGTTATGAATTAAAGACATAATAAAAAAGACCCCGAAGGGTCTTATAAAATCAAAGAGCATTTCCTCGCGGTAGAACTTCCTCTGGGAACACAAAGTTCTCATGGGGTTGATCTACTGGAGCCATCCACGCTCTAAGTCCCTCATTAAGGAGGATATTCTTCGTATAGAACGTTTCAAACTCTGGGTCCTCTGCCGCTCTAATCTCCTGAGATACAAAGTCGTATGCACGTAGATTGAGAGCAAGACCGATGATGCCAATAGAAGAAGTCCAGAGACCCATAACTGGCACAAAAAGCATAAAGAAGTGCAACCAACGCTTATTACTAAAAGCAATACCGAAGATCTGAGACCAGAATCGGTTCGCAGTAACCATAGAATACGTCTCTTCCTCTTGAGTTGGTTCAAATGCTTTGAAAGTATTCGACTGTTCACTATCTTCATAGAGTGTGTTTTCTACAGTTGCTCCATGAATCGCACAGAGCAGTGCTCCTCCCAGTATACCAGCAACTCCCATCATATGGAAGGGGTTAAGGGTCCAGTTGTGGAAACCTTGTAGGAACAGAAGGAACCTGAAGATTGCAGCAACACCAAATGAAGGTGCAAAGAACCAACTGGATTGTCCCAGTGGATACATCAAGAATACAGAAACAAATACTGCAATAGGACCAGAGAATGCGATTGCGTTATATGGACGGATACCTACCAGACGAGCAATCTCAAACTGACGAAGCATGAATCCAATCAAACTAAAGGCGCCGTGGAGTGCCACAAAAGTCCAGAGTCCCCCAAGTTGGAACCACCTGACGATATCCCCTTGAGCCTCAGGACCCCAAAGTAGAAGAAGAGAATGACCCATAGAATCTGCAGGCGTTGACACAGCCGCTGTAAGGAAATTAGCACCCTCAAGATAACTAGACGCCAACCCGTGGGTGTACCAGCTTGTAACAAACGTCGTGCCAGTAAGCCAACCACCAAGGGCAAGATAAGCAGTGGGAAAAAGTAATAGTCCAGACCAACCCACAAATACAAAGCGATCTCGTTTAAGCCAGTCATCCAGGACATCGAACCATCCTCTTTGTGAAATTGGTTGTGAAAGTGTTGAAGAAGTCATAACCTCCTATGTATTTCTCATATTTATCTTAACATTCCTTAACAAAGAGGTCAATGAGTATTAGTGCTTATCCAATTACAACGAGAGAATCAAATGAGCAATCATATGTTCCTTTACGATTGGTGTCTAAGTATCTAACTTTCATTGCAATTGGAGGAAAATATTCATCATCTTTATCATACATAAAACCTAGAATTTCAAATTCTCTTCCGTGCCGTCTTTGAATTGGATTATTAATCCTACAAATATCACCTACTTTAAAAATAAACATAAATTTCTATCCCCAATAAATTACCCCAAGAGTGAATAAAACAAATACAAGAACTGTGAATACCATCATACCTACACCTGCCCAGATTACCCAATTAGGTACAGGTTCGTGTTGAGTATTATGAGACATAAAAAAAGAGGGTTGTTATACCCTCTTAATTATATCAGTTATTCAGTTTTTATCAACCGATTGCAGGTGCGGTGAGAGCAATAGGAGTGCTTTCAGCAGCAGCAAGGTCAAGTGGGAAGTTGTGAGCATTACGTTCATGCATCACTTCCATACCCAGACCAGCACGGTTCAGAACATCTGCCCAAGTATTGAGCACACGACCTTGACTATCAACGATGGACTGGTTGAAGTTGAAACCGTTGAGGTTGAATGCCATGGTGCTAACACCAAGAGCAGTGAACCAGATGCCAACTACAGGCCATGCAGCGAGGAAGAAGTGCAGCGAACGTGAGTTATTAAAGGAAGCATATTGGAAGATAAGGCGACCAAAGTAACCGTGGGCAGCAACGATGTTATAAGTTTCTTCTTCTTGACCAAACTTGTAACCATAATTCTGGGACTCGTTTTCGGTAGTTTCACGAACCAGCGAGGAAGTAACCAGAGAACCGTGCATAGCACTGAACAGAGAACCACCAAACACACCAGCAACACCAAGCATATGGAAGGGGTGCATCAGGATGTTGTGCTCTGCCTGGAACACAAGCATATAGTTGAACGTACCAGAGATACCCA